GTGCAGTTCAAGCCATTTTACATTTTCGCTAAATACTTGTCAACGCAGATTGGCGTTTTATGCGGTATTAACCCCACCGCGTAGCGGCTAGAACCCGCATCGGACTTCTGTTAAGGAGAAAACAAATGGGTCGTCCTCTAAAAATTCAAAAACGTTCTACTGGTTCGGGCAATGGCGGTGCAGCCGTTAATGTCGATATCGGTTATCCAAATTTCGGATCATTAACTGATCCAGTTTACAACTCACCTGTTCAAACTCTGGACAGCGCACAATATGTGGGTGTGGTTGGTGGTGCAAGTTCTGCTGCTACTTCGGCTACTAATCCTCGTACATTGGTAGAAGTAAACATCACACTGGCTTCTGGATCAGGCGCTGGTTCAGCAGCTGGTTACATTATCCGCCAAAAAGGCAGCCACAAATATTTGGTTGGTGATAGTACCAGCCGTAGTGCTCTTGTTGTGGGCAATGCCTATCGCATTACCACAGTAGGCGACACAGTCTGGACATCATATGGTGCTCCTTCTAACTATGCAGTAGGCACAATTTTTACTGCCACTGTCGCAAACGCTAACACCGGCACAGGTCGTGTGAACTTGGTTGGTGTTTGTGTTCTTAGCGATGCTGCATCACCCACAAGCGGTAATATGAGCATTGCCTACATTAATGATGCCAGTTCTGAAGTGTATGTTTCTAAATTGACCAATCGTTTTATGCTAGGTTGGGAAGGTGGATCAAACTACGCCGCTACTTCTGTTGTTGCAGACGTTCGCGGCCTGGCCAACTTCTTCACAGACGAAGGTACAATGATAAAATCAGGCACCACCGGTGCAGCAAATACTGGATCTGCGCAAAGCGGACAACAGAACTTGTTGAACTTGACCTTGATACAAAACGCTACAAGCTAATTTGTAGCAACTCACAATCCTCCCGGATATATACTGGGAGGATTTTTTATGGCCGCAGCATTTGTATTAGGTAACGGAATTACTCGTAAAGGTATCAATTTGGAACATTTGCGCACACACGGCACAATCTATGGGTGCAATGCGTTGTACAGAGATTTTACACCAGACGTGTTGATTGCTACAGATCGTCCAATTAGCGAGCAAATACAGCACTCAGGTTACCCACTAAAAAACAAATTCTACACTAGAAAACCTCTTGACGGACTTGGCGCACATCTTGTGCCTGACCAATATTGGGGGTACAGTTCTGGACCATTGGCCGCAGCAATTGCGGCAGCGGATCAGCATCTAAATATCTATCTGTTGGGATTTGATATGGCCGGTATCAATGATAGATTTAACAATGTGTATGCAGACTCTGAATTCTACAAACGCAGTGGAGCAAACCCAACTTATACTGGCAATTGGGAACGTCAACTGCTCAAAGTCATGCAAGATTATCCTCACACAAACTTCATTAGAGTGCATGGTGCAGTCACAGCAGATGTGCCTGAATTTGCTAAACACCCACGATACTCACGCCTAAACATTGGAGATTTCCAAAGCCTGTTTGGTGTTTGATCCAAAGTTAGCATAGTACAAGCCCTGGTAAATATACAATAGGGCCAGATTCAGCATGACACAACAAGTAATCAACACCGGTGCGGTGGCAAACGATGGCACGGGCGAAAGCCTGCGCAATGCGTTTGATGCAGTTAACAATAACTTTGCCAACATCTGGGCAGCCGGACCTGTAGATTCACAAGTTGTGATTGGCAACAATCGCATATCTACCACAGTAAGAAATCTAGCATTGGTGCTGGCCGGCAACGGCGTTGGTACCATCACAGTTGACAGCTCTGTTGTTCCTAGTATTGATTCTGTATATGATCTAGGAACAGCAAACACAAGATTCAACAGCATCTACAGTAGATACTTGTATGGTAATGGTGCTTTTTTAACAGGGATCAGCAACAGCAGCGGCAGTGCAACGTCTGTGACATTTGCTGCCACACCGCCACTGGCAGCCAACATTGGTGATGTATGGATACAAAGTGACACTGGCATACAGTATCTTTACTTTAACGACAACACCAGCAACCAATGGGCTGAAATGGAAGCCTATCAAAGCTTCAGTTCTGGCGGAACAGGCAATGGCAATGTTGATCTCACAAATGTATCGTCGGATATCATTCCCAGTACCAACAACAGTTACAGTTTGGGCAACAGCGTGCGACAATGGAAAGACCTTTGGGTCAGCAACAGCACAATCTATCTGAACAGTTTGCCAATCACAGCAGATGGTGCCAACTTGAAAGTGAATGGCAACACTGTGCTCACAACCAGCAGTCCACTCAGTTTCAGTAACCTGAGTGTGACTGGCAATGTGACTGCAAATGCAGTTTACACCAACAACTATTTTTATGCCAACGGTGCACCGTTTCCACAAGGCAGCAACAGCTTGCCTGGCACAAGCATCTCAATTAAAGACAATGTGATCTCCACAACCACACTCAATCAAAATTTGGTATTGAGTGCCAATGGTGTGGGCAATGTTCAAACCAACAGCAGTATCATGCCTGGCATCAATGGAGTGTATGAAATTGGCTCGCCTTCACTAAAATATGATTCAGTATATGCCAGCTATCTCTATGGCAATGTAAGTGCCACCAACATCACAGTAAACACCGGCGGATTTATGAAACTGCCAGTGTATACAGCAGCAAATTTAAGAACTTATGTTGGTCAGGCCGGATGGGCAGCCACAGTATCAAATAGTTCGGCTCCAGCTGGTAAAATGGCATTTTGGGACACCACAAACAATCGTTGGAGTTATGTCTGTGACAATACCGCAGTTTAAAAATTAAATAAGTATTAGATTAGACGTAAAAAAATGCCAACATTAAATTTTCCAGCCAATCCAGCACTGAACCAAACCTATAGCTTTGGTGGAAAAACCTGGGTGTGGAATGGTCAAGGTTGGCAGCTGTCTGCATCAGGCGCAATCAACAACATTCCCATTGGTAACATCACACCCTCTTCTGGTGCGTTTACCACTCTGTTGGCCAACACTTTCTTGGCCAACAGCATCACAGTACTGGGCAATATTACTGGTGCAAATCTAAATGCCACCGGCAACCTCAGCGTTGCTGGCAATGTCAATTCGCCACTGAATGTTAGAGCCAACGTCACTGCCACAAACTTCGTCACAGCAGGCACACTTGCTGCTGGTGTTGTATGTGCCACAGGCAACGTAACTGGCGCATACTTCATTGGTGACGGCAGCCAGCTTACAAATCTTCCAGGTGTTAACTATTCAAACGCCAATGTGGCTAACTATTTGCCCACATACACGGGCAACTTACCCAATTTAACAGGGCCTGTAACAACCACAGGCAACCTAACGGGTGGCAATGTTGCTGCCAGTGGATTGGTTACAGCCACAGGCAATGTAACTGGTGGCAACTTACGCACCGCAGGCAGCATTACTGCCACAGGTAACATCACAGGCGGTAATATTGCCACAGGCAATATTGTTTCGGCCAGCATCAACAGTTCAGGATTGATTTCTGCTGCGGGCAACATTACCGGTGCGTACATTTTTGGTAATGGCAGTCAGCTGACTGGATTGCCAGCCACTTATTCAAATGCTGATGTGGCTGCGTACCTGCCCACATACTCTGGTAACTTACCAAATTTAACAGGCTCAGTCACTACCACTGGTAACTTGACCGGTGGTAATATTCTCACAACTGGAGTGATTAGTGCTGCTGGTATTGTCACAGGCGGCAATGTCAACACAGGTAACATCACTGCTGGCAATGTCAGTACCACTGGCAATGTTCGCGCCAATTACTTTTTAGGTGACGGTAGTCAACTTACCAATCTACCAGCTGGCAATTACTCAAATGCCAATGTGGCCAACTACTTGCCGACTTATACTGGCAACTTGGTCAGCTTAACTGGACCAGTAACTACCACAGCCGACATAACTGGTGGTAATTTACGCACTGCTGGCAGCATAACTGCCTCAGGTAATATCACAGGTGGCAATGTTGCTACTGGCAATATAGTTGCTGGAAATGTAAACACGGCTGGCGCAATTAGTGCTGGTGGTAATATTGCAGGTGCTTACTTTTTGGGTGACGGAAGTCAACTTACAAACTTGCCGGCCGGCAATTACTCAAATGCCAATGTGGCCAACTACTTGCCAACTTACACAGGCAACCTTGCAAGTTTAACTGGCCCAGTTACAACCACAAGCACAATCACTGGTGGAAATTTAGTCACCGCTGGATCAATTACAGCTACCGGGAATATCACAGGCGGCAACATTGCCACTGGAAATGTAGTTGCTGGCAATGTTAGCACAGTAGGCAATGTCAAAGCCACATACTTCCTAGGTGATGGTAGCCAACTTACCAACTTACCAGCAGGCAATTACTCAAACGCAAATGTGGCCAACTACTTGCCCACATACTCTGGCAATCTATCCAGCTTGACAGGGCCTGTCTCGACCACAGGAAATCTTTCGGGTTCAAACATCCTAACTGGTGGCTTGATATCAGCAACTGGTAATATCACTGGTGGTAATGTTGCTACTGGAAATATCACAGCTGGTAATGTAAGTACAGCTGGCAATGTTCGTGGTACTTATATTTTAGGTGATGGTAGTCAATTAACAAACTTACCAGCTGGCAATTATTCAAATGCCAATGTGGCCAATTACCTGCCAACTTACACTGGCAACTTGATTAGTCTGACAGGACCAGTTACTACTACTTCAAACATAACTGGTGGTAATTTAGTTGCTACTGGATCAATCACAGCCACAGGCAACATTGCTGGTGGTAACATTGCCACAGGCAATTTGATTGCAGCAAACATAGCTTCGTTAGGCACAGTTAGCGTCGTGGGTAATATTGCCGGCACATACTTTATTGGTAACGGTGCTTTCTTAACTGGTATTGCCAGTGGAAATTCAAATTATTCAAATGCTAATGTTGCTGCCTACTTGCCAACTTATACTGGTAACCTGGTCAGTTTAACTGGTCCAATTGTTACTACAGGTAACATCACCGGCGGCAATATATCAACTTTGGGCAACGTCACTGCTAATAATTTAATTGCCAACAGTCGATTAAAAATTGGCCAAGCCAACATCTATCCTAATAATATTGACCCAGCAGTATTGACCATTCAAGCTGATGCAGTTGGGTTCTCTGGACTGATAATTGCCACAGGTGACATATCTGGTAACAATTTGTCAGCTGGCGGTAATGTAATTGGCAGCAACATACGTACCTCTGGTATAGTCAGTGCTACTGGTAACATTTATGCTGCTAACTTTGTTGGTAACGTTACTGGTAATATTACAGTACCAGGTGCTAACACACAAATTTTATTCAATGATGGCGGACTGGCTGGTGCTAGTGCTGGCCTTACATTTAACAAAACCACACAAGTTCTTTCGGTAACTGGCAACATTCAAAGTGGTAACCTACGCACCGCTGGATTGATCAGTGCAACTGGTAATATCGCTGGACAATACTTTGTTGGTAACGGTGCTTTACTGACTGGCATTGTAGCCACAGCCGGCGCTGCCATCACAAACGGCAATAGTAATGTTACAGTTTCGGGCAATGGTAATGTCACAGTTAGTGTAGCCGGAGTTGCAAATGTTACTACGTTTGCCTCAACTGGAGTTTATGTACCAGGCATAGTATCTGCTACTGGCAACGTTGCTGGTAGTTATTTGTTGGGCAATGGTGCATTTATTACTGGACTACCAGCTGGCTATAGCAATGCTGATGTGGCTGCATATTTGCCCACATACTCGGGTAACTTGCCAAGTTTGACTGGCTTGGTTTCTACCACCGGCAACATCAGCGGCAATTACGTTTTAGGTAATGGTGCTTTGTTAACTGGTGTGATTACATCAGTGGCCAATATCAACAACGGCACATCAAATATTACAGTTGTAAGCTCAGGTGGTAATATCACTGTGGGTGTTGGCGGCACAGGCAATGTGGCTGTGTTTGCCGCCACAGGCGAATACGTTACAGGTGTAGTAAGTGCAAGCGGTAACATTACTGGTAGCAATTTGGTCACTAGCGGATTGGCAACAGTAACTGGTAATGTTGATGCAGGTAACATAAGAACTGCTGGAGTGGTATCGGCCACAGGTAACATCACAAGTGGCAATGTTCTAACTGGCGGAGTAATATCTGCAACTGGTAATGCAACAGTAGGCAATCTGGCCACTGGTGGGTTGGTCACAGCAATTGGCAATATAATTGGTGGTAATATATTCACTGCCGGATTAGTTTCAGCAACAGGCAATGTTGTTGGCAATTACTTTATTGGTAATGGTAGCCAATTGACCGGTGTTGCGGCATCTAGTGTAAACGCCGCAGCATTAATTGGTAACACATTAAGTTCAAATGTTTTATATTCAAGTTTAACCACAGTTGGCAATCTAGCCAACTTGAGTATTGTAGGCAACACAACCAGTGGCAATTTGTTGACTAGTGGATTGATTTCATCAACTGGCAATATAGATGTAGGAAATATTAACACAGCTGGCCTCACATCAGTAACTGGAAATATAACTGGTGGCAATGTACTAACTGGTGGGTTGATATCGGCAACTGCTAACGTAGCAGGTGGAAATATTACTACCACAGGATTGATCACAGCAACTGGCAATGTAATTGGTGGAAATTTACAAACAGCAGGTTTGATCACAGCCAGCGGCAACATTTCTGGCAACAATATTTTTGCTACCACGCTGATCAGCGCGACTGGCAATGTAATTGCTGCCAATGTTAACACCAGTGCAATTAGACCAGTCAGTGGTGAGTTGACAATCACCACAGCTACAGGTAATTTGAATCTGCAACCTGCAGGCAATATTGTTCTGGCCAACACTATTATCAATAGTTTGGCATATCCATTACAAGATACTGACGCCGCAACTAAGTTGTATGTTGACAACATGGCATCAACTGGTATTGGATATCACGCAGCAGTGGCCGCCGCTACTACAACCACATTGGCCAGTACTACCAGCGGTACAATCACCTACACACAGCCAAACGGTGCAGCTAATGGTATTGGCGCCAAACTGACCACAACTGGGTCGTTCAACTTAATTGACACTGTCAATGTACAGTCATCTGGCACACGTATCTTGGTCAAGAACGAAGGTAATGCAGTATACAATGGTGTGTATACTTGGGCCAATGCCACAGCAATTGTACGGTCAACAGATGCTGACGAATATGGTGCAGACAGCGCCAACACAATAAGTGTTAACGATTATTTCTTTGTTTCAACTGGCAATGTCAACGGTGGCAGTGCTTACATTGTTAACGCACCTGCTGGCACCATTACGTTTGGCACTAGCAATATTACTTTTGCTCAGTTTAGTCAGGCTACCCTTTATACTGCCAACACTGATGCTGGCCTAAGTTTGATTGGCTCGCAGTTTAATGCCAAAGTAGACCAAAATACCACAGCATTTGATGTGACTGGTAACATCATTGTCAAAGCAGGTGCAAACTTAACCACACCTAACATTGGCGCTGCAACTGGTACCAGTTTGAGTTTGGTAGGCAATGCAATCAGTGGCAATGTGCTAACTGGTGGATTGATATCATCAACTGGCAATATTACTGGTGGGAACATAACCACAGCCGGTGCTATCACAGCAACTGGCAATGTACAGGCAGGCAATCTTGTCACAGCAGGATCAATCACAGCCACTGGTAATATTAGTGCTGCTTATTTTTCTGGCAATGGTGCTGGTCTTTCAAATGTTGTTGCAGCCGGCGGCGTAGGTAACACAATTACATTAGGCACGCCAACTGATGGTAATTTGGTTGCTAATGGTGCCTATCAAGGTTGGACTACTGCTACATTTGTAACAGACGGCCTCGATGATCTAAACCAAGTTGCATTCAACATTGCCAACAGCACTTATGTTGGCAATACATACATTACCGCTAACGTGTATTCGGGACCAAGTCCACTATCAGTATCATTTACCGGCCGATACATTGGAAACCCCAACAGCTATTTGTGGCAGTTTGGTGACGGCACAGCCAACGCAACCACAGCCAACGCTATCCATACATTCTCCAATGCGTTAGGTGGCACATTTACTGTGTCATTCACAGCCTACAACACCAATGGAACATTCAACGGTAATGCTGCCAACGGAGCCAAAGGATCAACTAGCACTGCAAGTATCTCAAACATTGTGTTGTACACACCAAGTCCAATTCCATCATTCACACTCAGTAGCAACAGCTTCAACTCTGGCAATAGTGTCACCATAACCAATACTAGTCAGTATGTGACTTGGTATGATTTGAGCTTTGGTGATGGCACAGCTAACTTTACTGCTGGCCCAGGACTGGGCAATACTTCATTCACCACAGTCAATCACACTTACAACTCTGCTGCTGCCAACACTGACAGTTTGTACAGCGTGATTCTAAGTGGTACCAGCAACACAGCAGGTGCCAGCAATGTCACAGTGGTATCATCGGCCAGCAATGTTAAATCTTATTCATCACAAGCCAGCAATGTAGTTGTTACTGCCAACGTGACCACAGTGATCAACGGCCTTGGAGTAGTGAGTTTTAGAAATGATTCAAACGGTGCACCGGGCAACACAGCAAGTTTTGGCAGCCAGCAGTTCTACAACTACAACTATGGTGATGGCAACATTGCCAACGTTAACGTTGGATCAGGCATTGCTGGCAATCCATCTGCTGCCAACGTTACAAATACTTTTGTGTTGTCAGGCGCTAACCAAGCTGGCAATGCTTATCAACAATTCACAGCCAACTTGTTCTTGTACACTGGCTACAGCACAAGTCCAGCCAAATCTAGCAATATTACTATCACAGTGAATCCACAAGTTCGTGCTAACTTTATTGGTACTGCGGCAAACACCACCACTGACGCCACTGCCAACACAGGCAATGCTCAAGTGGGTTACATTTACACAGACTACACCGGCAACAACCGTGCTACATTTACTTTCCAGAACACCAGCCAGAACAGCAATCTAGCTAACTGGTCGTGGGGCGACAGCACATTTAGCAATGGTGTAAGCAATGTGGGCAATACCCTACACACTTACACTTTGACTGGTGCCAAAACTGTAGCTCTAACTGCTAACGGCACACCAAATGGTATTTCAAGCACTGCTCAAAGCAATACCTCAAGCATCACAGGTTACATCTTTATTGCAACCAATCCAACTGCACCAACCAATTTAAGTGGCTTTGCTAATTTGGCTATTGCCAACACCAGCGAAGGTACCAGCCCATTACTGGCAGCAGGTGCAAGAGATGCCACAGGCGGCAACATTGTTGCCAACGGCGCAAGCGTAACACGTTTTGCTACCACAACCACAATTGCCACAGCAGCCAACATTGTAAATGCCAACACAGCCACAACTGGTACACTGAGTGCGTATGTTAATAATGGCATCTCTGGCAACGTGACATTTACCACCACAGGCAACACTGTGGGATCCAATGCTGCACTGGTCATAAGTGCTGACAGAGACTTGCACGTGGCCAACGCCGCAGTGCCCAGCTACTTCTACAAAGTTTTTAACGCCAACATCAGCTGTGCTCTCAGCAGTCTTGAAACAGGTTACAATAACTACAAACTGGTACACACAGTATCTGGTAATACTAACTATGTGGGATTTGTCAAAGACAATTTAAACACAGCACCAAGCCTGGTTACCAGCAACATAGCCATAGTAGAAGGTACAGCAGGAACCTACAGATACATTTCTGGCATTCCTTATTACAACACTGGCTCACCTACAGTGACCATTGCCAATTTAGCGGTAGCAAACTTGTCTGGGCAGACCTTTAGAAGTACTGATCCGTTTGTGTTGGCCAGTGGAACAGTATCTGAAGGAACTGGCGCTTTGGTATCTGCAACACAAACCAAATCACTCAGTACCATTAACAATTCTGGCAACAGTTTCTTGACAAGTGCAAATTTAAATGCCAACGTGGGTATTGCTTCAAATTACACACTTGGCAATATAACAGCCAACTTGACAGGTGCCAACAATGTTGTGGCTACCCTGCAAGCCAACATATTCAATGTGATAGGAACCAGTGCCACAGTTCAATTGCCTGCCAACATACAGATGTATGCCGGTGCAAATTCAGGTGTGAATGAACAGTCAATCACTGCATCAACTACAGGAAACACACAAGCAGCCATACGTGTGGTAATGAGCACTGCGGGCAACACTCCTGCGTTCTCTAACTCTACTAACTTCTACACAGCCAATGCTTGGTCTGGCGCACAAACCATTGCTGGCACGCCAGAAGCAGTGGTACGTTATGGTTTACTCAAACAGTATGCAGTTGATTTAAGCACTGGGTATTTGCCGGTGGGACCAAATTTGTCAGTCACTGGTGGTCGCACAAGCACACAATATTTTACTTTTGCATTTGCAAGACCCAGCCTGGCTAACTTTGACATTAGAATAACTTCAGCCACAGGCGTTGCTGGTGTTTGGATTGCAGCACCGGGAACAACCATTGACAAGAGTGGATTCACATCACCCACACCAGGATTCCCGGGACCTACCAGTACCATCAACGGCTGGTTGGAAGGATTCACACAGTATGCCGGTTCAGGAGTTCCGGGCGCTAGTGGCACAGGTGGTAATGGATCAAATGGATGTGCTTTGACAGGTGCGGATGTAATACCGTTAAATACAGCAATCTCTAACGTAGCATACACAATGACCCTTGGATCTCAAAACGCTGCCAATAGCACTGGCACTAATATTTTAATTAGAATAGCATTGGCTAGTGGTCAAACCATATCAGACGTGCAG